CCTCCCCTAACATAATTTTATAAGCTTCAATTACCGACTGTTGATCTCTAAGCACTACAGGGCACAGAGAAGCACCTTTCATACTTGATATGAGCCCTGGGATTATTGCCCCATACTGGACCCTTGCAGCAGCTATGTTTTTACGCTCACCTAGCGAAATAAACGAGTAATACCGCCATTTTATCACAAGTTCGTTATCAGTCGAAATCTTTAGATACATATCTGCTAAGTGTTTGTCGCTTGCGTCCCCCTTTGAAGTGTTCATTAATGAAAGCAAATATTCTAAAACCTGTTTTTTTGGTTCCATCACTGAGCAAGAAATATTCTCGAATAAAGTATTAACAGGAAGCCCGTTTACTACCTTCTGAAGTGCCATTTCGTGAAACTCTCGGAATTCATCTGAGAGCCTGGGCGGGAATGTTTCAATCAGTACCCCGTATTCATTCAGCTTCTTCTTTTCAAGTCTAAGAAATATTTTCACCCTCTGGATAAATGAGATATGGGGTCCAAATTCTATGATAACACCCTTCGGGGCTTTAGTTTCCTTTATCCCGTCTGTGCTGTCATGGATTCCCACGATAGAAACGAGTTTTAACAGGTTCTCCATTGATTCAGCCATTGTATTGATTACATGCTTCCCGCGTAGACCCTGGATGAAAAACACTGTCCGGTCTTTCTGGTATTCCACGAGATCATCGTTTCTAAAATATTTCAACCAGAAAAACACGACTAAAACGAGCATTGAAGCATACATAAGAATGTTCATGTAAGCATCTGTTATCAGTTCTTCTGGTGTCATATTTCTGGTTGCTGTTAGTACAACTATTATACTGTTTGACATCTCCCTGAAGAGATACATACATGCGGCTGTTGCTGCGAACAGTATCCATGTATGGAGGTTGGTAAGGTCTAAGAACCTGTCTGATTTTATTCTTGTGATTGTTTTTGGTGGTCTTGCTTGTGAATATGGTGTTTCGTTGGTCATTTGTATCTAACTCCGGTTTTAACTAATCCTTTTGAGACTGCTAGATTGATACCCGTTTTAAGCAGCGTGAAATTTCCAAACATGAAATAGTAGCATGTGGCAAAGATTACAACTGTAACCCCCACGTACCCGAGTGGCTGAAGGGGCATTGGCAGCGAATCCATGCCTAAAATGCATACTGATGTGACAAATAAGGAAGCTGGCTGAAGGGCTAGAATCCTTATCATCTTCTCGATAACGTTTTGTGAGAAATCCCTTGTCATTTTGAATACTAACATGACAAAAATAACGCCGCATATTACAGCGAAAATGTATATCAGGAAAAAACGAACTATAAAAAATATCATTACGAGCAGGTCACAGAGTCCCATCATTAAAAATGTAAATGTGTGCTCCGGGTTCGGGGTCATTGCAGGAAGTACGGGCATTGTGATAAATTCGTTTAGAGCTTCGATTATCTCTAAAATGAGCATGTAAAAAATATTTCCCATAACTGCAAACATGCACATAGCAAGCCCACCTATGAGTCTCCTGGGAGGGAGACTATACTTAGAACCTGAAGTTATTTTCATCCTGGCTGCACTACGATTAACAGATTCCCCTAAAACGAACATAACTGTAAGGAATATACAGAGGTTGACATAACCACCATATAGATCCACGATTGTGTTATTCTCATAAGGATTTGGTACAAAAGTGACGGCTGTATAAATCATTCCTGCTGTATTGCCGTATTCATCTTTCACGCTTGAATTTTGGAACTCTGTATAAATATCGGTGAATAACCCGGTTAAAAACTGCTTGTTTCCGGCTGCCACTTCGTTTCTTATATAATCTTCATCTTCAACTATTTCTTTATTATATGATTTCTCAGGAGCCTCGTCTTCCTCGGTTTCTTCGTCTTCATTGTCATTACTCAGAACTCCAGCGTCCTCCATGTCAGCATTAAGGGAAACGGCATCCTCTAAAGTCATAGATTTTTTAGGGGTCGTGTCCCTTGTTACTTCTTCACCGTCCGAGTTCCTGACCTTCAGTTTTTCCTCTGCACCAAGAGCCGCCCCGGTCATGGATATAAGCAGTATCAATAGAACTAATACGCATTTCAGCCTCATTATAAAATTCTCCTGATGCTTCTTGTTATTGATATTCCAGAAATCGCCAGCGTTGCAATATAATTGAACAGATCAACACTAATTGCAGCTAACCCGATTTTCGCGTTCCTGATTTCTATTTCATCTTCTGCTAGCGTTTTAAATCCGTTTTTCGAGTAAACTGTTATTTTCAGCTTTTTAATATCAAATTCGCCGGGAATATACCAGCCATCCCCGACTCTCTGAAACTCCCCGACCCACATATCCCGGCCTATAAAGTGCCTGGCTGTTTTCCCGTCGTATGAAACTCTAATGACCCCTATAGCTTCCTCGCCTTCGACTGTGAGTATGCTATACGGAGCAGTTGAATAGTTGTGATAAACAACTTCGGCAGATGCTTCTAAATCCTGCTCCATATTCAAATACTGGAAAGTGTAATCTCTTTTAAGGAGATCTTTCAAGGTTGTGAATATCTCCTCGGTTTCTTCGATTGAAGGCGGGTTTTCTGCACTGTATCCGTCCCTTTCAATTTCCGGCATATCGACATATTCATTATCATGAATCCAGAGGTTTTTTGTGGGGGTTTTTCCAGCAGCATCTATCCAAATAGTGTTCAGATGTTTTCCTGAAAATGTATTATAAGCGATTTCGATATTTTCAGTATGTATCGACTTAGGTGAACCATACCCATGAGAAAAGCCCTGGTCCCCTACTTGTACTAAATTGTGCCCACCCTGGTAAGCTCCATTTGATTTTTTCCCGAAATATCCATACAGATTATTATACAGTACCTTTACATTTTTAGAATTTTCAACTCGAACGTTATCGCTTGTTATCCCCGCGATATCGTTTTTCTGGATAAGGCCGTTGATTACGCATGAAAAATAAATAGAAGAGTGCTGGCAGTTTGATATTTGATTATTTTCTACGATTACGTCTTTTGAATGTGCGACATAAACAGCATCAGAAAAGGCATTTGCAAATATACAGTTACGGATAACTATATTTTTTGAATTTTTGTTACTGTACCCCTTTATGATAATGAGCTTCTCGCAGTCGTGTTTATGTCCCGGTGTATCTGCATATTTCGCCGGGAGCATGTGACAGTTGCCGTCTATTATAAGATTTTCAATTGTGACGTTTTCGACGGGTCCTTTAGTTGTGATTATCCCATTTGGAGGGATAAACCACTGTTTTGATTTTGAGGAAACTAAGATTTTAGCGTGGTCGCCTTTCAAAACAGTATTAGAATAGATAATTAGAGAGCCTTTAATTTCATATGTGCCTGGATTTAGTATTATTGTAGTAGTTCCAGGCTCATTTTTAGCGGCTTCTAGTGCCTTATTGATCCCATCTTCATCAGTAGGATCTAAATAAATTGTCTGTCCTGCGCTAACAACATCAATTGAACCAATAAAAAATAATCCAAGCAGGACAAACAGTTTATTCATTTACAACACCAGTCGGTATTTGTCGTTTTTTTGGTCGTATCTCAAGATTCCTCGTCTTTTCATAGTCTCTATAACACTTTTCATCGTTTCTTGATCGGTGTTTTTATACTTTTCAAACAATTCTTCACGTTTTATCGCACAGTAGTTTCTTTCTACGGTGCCTGAAACGCTTTTTATCATGTCTTCTCTTTGAAATTCGTTCATGTTCTTACCTCATCACGCCGGAATGAAACTCTTGACAAACGGTGCCAAAATAAAAAATACGAACATCAAGGCTGCCATTGTCATTACACCGTCTATGATTAGCCCTTTCGTATTTGACCTACTCTCAGACGCTTCTTCTGAGCGCTGATTACTGCGAGCCCACGAACCCCTTGCTGACAATATCACTATAGCTAGCACCATTACGAATACCGCTATGTGGATTGAATAATCCATTAAGAATTGTCCAAGTTTTGAAAATATCCCAAGCCCGCCAGTAACATCTGTGGTAGTAGATGGTCCAGTGATATTGCCTATTTCCGGAATCGCTCCCGGCTCAGCTGCTGATGCAAATCCAGGTAAAATAATCGATGCCATGAGTAGCACCAGTAGAATTTTTGCTGCAATTTTCATAATTAAACCTCTCATAAATTACATTTAATTTTTTTTATGTGTAGTAACTAAATAACCTTCATTGTAGATAAATTTATCTACAGTGAAGGTTATTTAATATAACAAATAGATGCTATATCCTAGACAATAGGTAATCACATGAAAGAAACTGAAACTGAAATTACCGGAACTACAAGTATGCGTGTATATAATCAAAAACGTCAGCTAGGTATGCTCTATTTTGGCACAGAAGATTATTCAAAAATAAGAGGATTTTTCGAAGGGAAGGACCTGATATACAAACTAAAAAAAGATACTGGGGAGCTGTGTATCAGGGAGCAAAAATACCCAGATGATTAACATTAACAATTTGAGGTGTAAATTAATCCATGAAAGCGTTAAAACAGATATGTATAGCATTTTTAATAATGATTGTTGCAGTTTCAGCTGTAACAGCACAGACTGAAAACAAAGACCTGCCACCTGAAAAAGAGCTCCGTTCTTTTATTGATGGCATAGATGCATCCGATAACTACCTCTCTTATATTACTGAATTATCACAAACCGAACATCCTACATGGAAATGGGATCTGTGGAGTGACAGAGTAAGTTTCTATTACTGTGATTCTGGCTCATCAAAAGGATATGGCTCTATATATCTAGATTCTACAGGCAATGAAGTAGCTCCGTCGTGTAGTGGAAGCTGCAAACTTGTGAAGAGTTACATTGGAGAAGTTGAACCGATAAATAAAGATGTTGTAAAATTTGAAGCCGATGTAGATGAATCCGAAATCGAGGATGAAGAAAAAGAGATCGTTAGAAAATTACAAGACGCTTATGAGACTGCATCGGCTGAATATCTAATAAATGAAAATGGATTCTTCGAAGGAGATTCCGACGGAGACAAACTCAAAATACACAACAACCGCAGAGCACTCAATCCATCATACGATGGGTTAATGGATTTTCTCAAGAGAAATACTATAGACGAACGAGACTATGAATATCCAACGTACACATGTGGTAATTTCGCCACTGACCTCCATGATGCCGCAGAAAAAGAGTTTATCCGTGCCGGTATTGTGGTTATCAGATCGAAAGAGAATGATTACGCTCATACCATAAACATGTTCAAAACAGTTGACAAAGGCTACATTTTCATCGACTGTACAAGCGATGGAAGCAAAGACGGAGCCGAAGATTTTGGTGATTGTATAGCCGAATTTGGGATGGATGGTTATACAATTACATCCATCGAAAATCCAAAATTGACGACAACTAGAGAATTGCCAGGGGAGACACAATTTTCGTATTATTGGTGATCTTCCTACAATTTTAATTTTTTAGCGGATGTGATAATTATGGACTCTCTTATAAAACCATACACGGAAGAAGACCTAGTTCGGGATGAACAGGCATATATTCAGTTTGATAAGGAAGTCACAAAATTCTACCACGGATTAGCTGAAAAGGCAAGGAATTGATATGGGGTTTGACGATCTCGAAAAGCGCATTGTTGTGTTTTTCCCTGACGGTGATGGTATGAACAAATTCGACATGTTCTGTTATTCAGCGTTTGCTCTTATATGGTGGGGCTGTTGGTCAGTAGGGGTTGGGAGAATATGACCTATGAAGAACTTGAAGAGTACTTGAAGTGTAGAGAACAGGAAGAAAGACAGGCTGCTATCATGTGGAGTACTGGGAGCTTTCAGGGGGTTGCCGTGAGATGAAACTTATTGACATAATAAACAAAGTGCTTGGCACTAACCTTAATGTAACTGTGGCAAATGCAGCGCATGAAACCGTACAAGAACCAGAAGAAAGCCATTACGTTATCAATTATAATACTCAAGAATGGCAGGATCATTATATAATGATTAGAGCATTCGATGAGCAGTCGGCTGTAAGAACTCTGTTAAGCTCAAGATCAGATATTAAACATTTCAGATGCGAATGCGAGATCGAGGATATAATTCAGGATTCCAAAGCTGATAACCTCGTATACGTTAGGTATACAGATAACAAATGGAATTATCATTATGTCGCCGTAAATGCCGATCCTGAGAACGTATTGGGGCTTTTAGTTGGAAGGTATCCAAAGATAAAGGGGGCTCATATTCAGAATAAGATTGATGAGGTTATAGCTTGAGGTGATGCAATGAAACACAGAAAAACCGCATTAATTGAAGCTGGACAGTACCGCCCAGGACTTGAAGATGGAATAGACGAGAAAGGACCATATCTCGATACTCTCGAAGGTCGGCTATACATCCCTCTAAATGGCTGGATAGCAACCGGAGCGAAAGGGGAAAGATGGGCTATACAGGATGATATTTTTAAAATGACATATGAGGCTGCTGGGGAATAAATGAACGGAAAAAACCATGAACGCTTAAACTTTCTCCTGTTACTGCCAGCTACTTTCTTTTTAGGCTGGCAACATCTTGATATTTTACAGAGTTCCGTTTTTATCACACTCTGGATAATCGGCACGTTGTTTATCACCTGCGACCTGGATACTAATTCACGCTCGAGAAAAAGGCTGTTTATACTGGGATGGATTATAGATAAGCTGTTTAAACATCGCGGAGCCCTACACAATCCTTTATTGTGGGGCTTTATCGGGCTTCTAGGGTATTATTCATTTGGATGGTGTTCTCTTGGGTTGATCGTTCCGCAGGGAGCACATATAGTTAGTGATAAGGTGCTTTAAAATGCAATCGTTATTAAATCTACTAAAACGATATTTCCTTGATAGAAAAGTACCAAATCCAAAACGCGTAATAGGATGTTTCGATGAGCGTTCTGTATATTATTGCAAATTAGATAACGGTGACGATTGCGGGCTTATGTGTGAGTTAGAACATGGAAAATATATCTATTCCGAGGGTTGAATTTACGGTTTTATTTTTGTAGTCGCTTTATTGTACTGCAGCGAGTACAACGGTGAAGAATGGACTCAATGACTACCTTTTAAGATAAAATGTCGTTATTTCAATTATTAACTTTTTTGAGTATATAAGTAAATTTTCTTATAGATTAATATCAATAATTTTATAATTAAAAATAACTACCTTTTTATATTATGTCGTTGTTTATTAAGTATATAATTAATAGGAGAGTATAGGAGCTGATGAATAATGGATAACGGCCTAGTAACTGGCGACGGTACAAAAGTCCTAACCGTCCAAGAATATGATAAATTTATTCAGTTTATCCCTGAAAAAAAACAACCGCAGAAAACATATAGACCGGCGTTTGAGCTTAATGTAATAACAGGACTGCGATACATTGAGCTTCAAAGGCTGCATGATAATCCAGGCTGGTATCACAAAGAAAGAAACCAGATTATCTTACCTCCGGATGCTCAGAAGAAGGTTAAGCAGAAACTTGTTAAGAGGACTATAGACAAACTGCCCTCTACATTTCCATATCTTTTCAAGGCTTTCTTAGAGGCTCCTAGACCGCCTCATAGAGATAGCTGGAATAAGAACCTAAAGAGATGGTCTGAAAAAGCTGGTATAGCGCCTAAGATTGGTCCGAAAACACCGAGGAAAACGATTGAGAGCTGGATGTTGAAATGTGGGATACCTGAGATAGAAATATACGGAAGACAAGGACATGATCCGGTAACATCTTTAAGGCATTATCAGAGTTTAAGTTTCACTGATTATGAAATGCGAGATATTGAGAAGAGGTTGACGGAATGGGGAATATTGAGGAAGTGAGAAAATGAAAGTCTTAGTCGGTTGTGAGTGTTCTGGAACTGTTAGAGATGCATTTCTTGAGAAAGGGCACGATGCAATAAGTTGTGATTTAAAACCATCTACACGACCTGGACCACATTACCAGGGAGACGTGATGGACATTATAAACGATGGTTGGGATTTAGCTGTGTTCCATCCAGACTGTACACATCTCGCGGTTTCAGGTGCTAGATGGTTTTATAAAAAACAGAAAGAACAAAAAGAAGCTTTAGATTTTGTAAGATTGTTGATGAGTGCCGACATTCCAAAAATAGCAATAGAAAACCCAGTTTCTATAATTTCTACTCATATAAGGAAACCTGACCAGATAGTCCAGCCGTACATGTTTGGAGATCCTCATACAAAAACAACTTGTCTTTGGCTTAAAAATCTCCCACTTCTCCAGCCTACGAATATTGTAAGCAAAGGTAAAAGACACATCACGAAAAGCGGAAAAAGCCTTCCTGAATGGTATAATCTTCCCCCTAGTGAAGATAGAGCAGAGATCAGATCAAAAACGTTTGAAGGATTCGCAAGAGCAATGGCTGAACAATGGGGCTAAATCAATAATGTATAACTATATACATCGTTTAACCGACTGCGTTTTTAACATACGTTAACCTGAATAAAATTAATTTCTAATTTTTAGTTTTTCCTAATTTTTTAACTTTTTCATTTCTCCCCTATGTGTTTGTTTGCTCGATTATTCTATAACATATAGGAATATAGAAGTTATTACCGATAACCGTAATATTAACAGCATTTTTGCCTTTTCTAAACACATAGCAACTCAAAAATAAGTCACCTGATCACTTTTTTACCGCATCCGTTTTTCTTTTTGTTTAGAAGATATAGTTAACTCTTACATTGATGTACGAAGTTATACAGTAATGTATTTTATAAAACGGTACTAAATAGTACAGTAAATCTTTAAATAATATAAGCTCCTTGTAACTTACTATGGTACGCAAAGAAGATGATACCTCGATACCTCTCAAGAAGTCCACGAGAGAACGACTTGGAACTTTTGGGAATAAGAATGAATCTTGGGATAGACTGTTAAACAGGCTGATGAATGTAGAAGATGAAAATAAGCGACTCCGAACACTCTTAAACGCTCATTCTCTCGAACTAAAAGAACTCGTTGAAGAAGTAACTGAACTTAGAAAAGGGAACACATACGATAGGAAGAGACTGGATACTATAAGAGTAGGGATTACTGAAGAAGAATTGAGAGAGGTTAGGAGTGTTTTGAGAGAGTATTATTCGAAGGAGAGTGAATAAAATGAGTAATAGAAGAAGAAGGGGATTAAATGGTTTGTTTACCCTGGATTTGAATCTTGGGTATCAACCAGACGGTACGCTTGATCTCACTAACCCGCCAAAAGGGGGGAGCGGCGTGCCTGAAATAAAAATGAGAGATATTAGAAAAAAGATTTAGATAAATAGTTAACCTGGAGCCAAAATATGATTGAAGCGGGCTATTGTGCCTGATTGGATTGAGAGAAAGTTAAGGAAGGTGTTTTAAAATGGCTAACAAAATGAGTAATATTTTTTTCATAGATAACACCGAAAAAAGAGAAAGGGAGTTTAGGATTTAAACTTTTTTAAATTCTGTGATAATCGCCCTTCTGCCATTCGCTGCCGAGTTTTTTAAGGCTGTTTGGATCTAGTGTTTTAGGTTTTTGGGCTTCTGCCTCTACTCCAACCCCCAACTTCATTAACCTTTTTTCGATATCCTCATCAAAAATAAATTTAGGAATTGAATACTTCTCTTTAAACTTATCAATGTCCTTAGAAATCTTTTTCACAGAATCACTGTCAAGCCCTTCATCAAGTACCTTAAAATTCTGCCCATACAACTTAGAAAAGTCTCGATTCTCATACCTCATCGAATCATCAATATTAGAAAAAGCAGTGACGGGCAAAATTGCAGTACGGCAGTTACTATGAAATGGAGTTCTATACTTACTCGCTTCCGGTGAATCCGTCTTAAAAACCGTCCCATGCATCATACGGCAGTAGGGACTCGTTCTTTTGTCAATTGTGGCGTATATCTGCATTTCTTGAATGCCCTGCTGCTGGAACCTATGAAAACTCGTATTAGTCGCAATATCAGCCGTGATGGTTCGTGCAAACCGTACAGCCCTGTATTTTTCACCATTCCACTTATCTAAAATCCTGCCAGCCAGCTTGCTTGGATGTTCCTGATATATCGCTTCATCCTTGAGCATTTCAATAATCGACTCGGAAACTTCCAGAGCTAAATCTGCCGACTGTTTTACAGCCTCTTCAGTCAAGATTAAAGGAGTATCTTGAGTGTTTGTATCTGCCGCACTAAGATAATGTCTTGTGGGGCTTCTCTGAAGGCTTGCACTTAGAGCTTTTGAGATGAGTTTATCAGTTTCGGAAATCGAATAAAGATAGATATCATCAATTAACTTGTCAAGCTGGACCCTAAAGACAGCCGAACGAAAAGCGCTTTTTACGGAGGTCTTGATTTTTGGGCCTGGAATATTAAGGAGCCCTTTTTTGATGGTTCTTTCAAAAAGAGAAGAGAATCTATTCTCAATTTTGAATATTTCGGGAGAATGTAATATGGTAGACATGTTTAAATTATTTAGGTTCTTTATCTAGTTAATCAATAACTTCTCCGGTTACTTCTGGCTCATCAATAACTTCTCCAGTTTCTTCTGGTTCATTAATAACTTCTATATTTTGTATAGCTTCGCCCCCACTTCCAGGAGAATACCTCACACCGAAATATTTGATACCTACCTGCATCCCGACATCTACAAGACTATTAGACGCGAATACGCCAATACCTGCATAAACGTTTGCAGTTGGTATTCCTAGCGTTTCCCATTGTTTTTGCCCGTTCACATAAAATCGAGCTATGTCAATGTCAGAGCTTCCTTCCTGCCTATCAAGTCTGATAGTTACAATATCCCCTGTCTGAAGTTCTCGAGCAATTGGACAGTTCAAAGTTTTTATAAATTCAGTCCGCCCGCAAAAAGCCCAAGCCGAGCTGTCATGAACAATAGTAGCCCTGTCGCTATTAGGACCGGAATATTCCGAAAACGCTGGCTGAAAACCAATCGCAGTCCTACGCTGACCCCCCTCACCTACATCAAAACTGCCAATTTCAGCAGTAACCTCCAAGAAATTGCTAGTAATTGGAAACGTTGTTTGGTCTATTACACACCTAGAAGCTGAAATCATGCCAGTGCCACAATTTAGTTTTAATTCTCTATCTAGATATTCTACAAATGCTCCAGTACCATCGCCCTTTATAGGAAACCAGACATCGGGGTTGTCAGCACCATCAAGATATTTGCCTGTAAGATGATATTCTTTTGTGCAAACTGGTCTATGCTCGTTAAATATTGTTTTGCATGGGTTATAGATAGCTGCTACGGCGGTATTAGTTGCGCCGTTGCGGTCTGAAGCGTCAAGGAGATCCACAAGGACATTATCTTTATTCATTCTTAGTCTGTAGTCATTTGCCTTTACCCTATAGGTTTCGAACACTCTTTCACTGCCTGAGTAAAGATTGCAACTGCCACTAGAACCGCCATTTCTCATTTTAATGATGTCCCATGGAACCAAAAGATTTTTAGATGTGTCAAGCGCCGCAGTTCCGTTAGCCTTCCCTCTTCCGATCAGAGTTTTAACTTCGGCTTCAGTAAGTCCTACACCACCCCCAAGCGAATTAAAAGCGGTTGTCCCGTCGCCCACTTTCAGGAGGTTGGAATCTGTGATATATCCAAGCTCTCCAGCCTCTAATATGGGATTTGCTGCGGCCCAGTCTGCGGCTGTGCCTCGTTTGATTTTGATTTGTGTATCCGAAAATGAAATATTTGCTAGTGTTGCGTTTTCAAGAGTCATTATTTTTACCTCTAATGGTTTTTAGGTCGCCACCTGTCTAAATCGCAAATATTATAATATGCCACATACGTAATCTATATCTGGAATATATGACCGACAAGTGCCGCAGGTTTCAGGCATTTTGAGCCTCGAATTCTCGATATTTCCCGCAATAACTACAGTCTATCTCTTTCTTACATGTGAATGAATCTTCTTTTTTCAAAGGACAGGTTTCGGCGTATTTACACATATTACATATCTCCATTATGTGAGATATCGCACAGTGTATAATAATTTTATTATTTCATTCGATGTTATACGGATTTATTTATTTTTATCGTTATATAACCTGTATTCTAAAACTGGAAACCCGCCCCACTCTAAAGCCTGCTCCTTCGTAATAATCCCCGTCGCATACCATTCAGTTATCTCGGCTGCCGACATCTGAGGGAGGCTTAATTCATCGAAGATTATTTCCACTGAATCTTCAGATTTATTTTGCAAAACGAGCCGTCTGTTAATGAAATCGTTAACAATATTAGAAAGATTGAGCTGTAGATTTTCGAGAGCGACCATCCTGCTATTTTCAGAAACGTAACCGGCTGCATAAGTTGACCCTTTCGAGTCGCCCATTGATAAGTCACTCTGCAAGAAACCAAGCTGGATGTCAGTCTCTAAGGCTTTTTTGAATTCCATTATATCTAAAGAGCCTTTAGCATCGATGGCTTCCGCTTTTACGATGCCGACGAGATCTTCATTTTGTGAAAGGTTCTTGTTATCTTCCATCCAGTCATTAATTTCTGTTTGAAAAACATTGAAATCTATAATATTGGATTCGAGTAATTTTTCTAAAATAGGGAAAGAGTAACTGTATCTCCCCATACCGTATTTTTTAACGAACTCCACGTATCCTTGATTTATGACATGGAGATATCTTATAGAAAGTTCAATAGGATCAATTAGGCTCTCACCATAAAGCCCGCATGTTTCACGTTCTCTAATATCTAATTGGATTGAGTCCCATTCATCCAAAGCCCCATAAACTACATCCTGAGCCTTATACGTGACTTCCTGAACGTCCCCTGTGCTTCCCTCATTAACAACGAACTCCTTAATAGGAGGCTGTAAAAGTACCTTAGAGGCTTTTCCATGCTCTATGCCTTCGGGAAGAAGCGTAGTATGTGCCATTAAAAGAGGCTGAAGCTTGAGAGTGTCAGGATTATTGCCGTTTAATACCCCGCAAAAAGTCCCATCTCGGAAAAGTGAGCCTGCGATATTTTGAACTTGTCCGACTAGATTAGTTTTTTTCATCCACTTTCTAAATTCTTCAACTTGTCGCCTGCTCTTGCCATCGAAATCGAGCCCTTTCGATAGCGAAGTCTTGAGTTTTTTCATTCCGATAGAAGCATAGGGAGTTGACTTAACGAGCTGCTGATATCTGAAAAATCTGTTAGAAGTATCAAAATTCGTGTAATCCCCGAAATTCGTCGGGTTTTCTTTTTTTCCTAATACGCCGGCTGCTGCTGTTAGTCGAAACGAGCTTTTCTTAACAGGAGCCGCGGCGTTCAACTCAGGCATGCATTCACTTTTCCTTAACTGCTGTCACAATCATAACGCCTAATTCCTGCGCTTCGGCTGCGCTGAATCCATCATCAGACAGAACCTTCGCTTTCTCAAGAATTGCGTTCAATTCTGCGGGAGAAATGTTATCAAGTATGTCAATGACCGGCCCGGCTGCCTCCTGTTGTTCGATGAGAGCTTTTATCCGGGCTTTTCCTGATTCAATTTTTTGGATAGGATAGATTACCTTACCCTGTGTTTTCATCGTGCCATATGCGCCTGCTACAGCCGCGAGAATGCCGGAGATAAAATAGATAGATTCTTGGAGAGCTATGCAGTCCATAAGATGACCACCTTCTTTTAGTTGTTCACGCCGTTAACAATAGAAATATGGGGGTTTTTGTATAAAAATGTGTGGTATTTTATGGAAAAAATAGAAAATTAACGTCTTTTTGTCCTTACCAATCCAGAAAGACTGAAATTACTGTTTATCTTCCTAGATAGATAACTATGTGCTGCACTCGCTGCGTCTACATCATCATCGTGATACTGAGCATCAGGGAAATTAACAAGAGTAGAAATAAAATCATAATTCCAAGAACCTCTGACTAAATGGACTAATCCATTTTCACAAGCAGAAGAGAAGGGTTTAGCCCTTGTAACTTTATCCCCTGTTGAAAGTTCTGCCCGGAAAGAATATCCCGCGAATATGGACCGCTTAAAACGTTCAGCCTCTCGCTTCCCTGCGCTCCCTGGCTCTTGCTCCATTCCGATTTCTACAGTTTTACCGTCCATTTCTGCCGTTGTTCTCATAGCCTCTTCTGTGGCTGCCGGACTCTTCCTAAAACGTTGAACATCGAGAATGAAATACTCGCCTTTGTGCTCACCCATGAGTACGCCTATCGTCCAATCGGGATTAGGATTATCTTTATTTGGTTCTGTGGCTGCTGTATCCCACCATCGGACTTTCTTCAAGTCTTGAGGATTACAGGGTATTTCCCTAGCTTCGAGAAACTTGAACCATTCCGACTTAAACATATTCCCGGCACTTGCTCTTATTTTCCAGTTGCCGCCTAGAAGTCTTTCGCGGTCCACTAGAGGGAGAGAAAGAAGCCTACCTCTATATCCTGGGTCTTTGCTTGTGAGTGCTGGATTGTCTTCAAGCCTTGCAGAAATGAAAGTGAATGAAGTGGGATGAAAGTCTTCTATGGTCATTCTGTCTTGTACCTGTTCCCATAGTTCCGTGGTACTATCACCCCAATAGATAGCGTCACCATGGCGAACAAAATAACGGATTACACCGGAGCGTTCAGGGATTGGGTAGCCTGTGTCCTGATTTATCCACCATGCAATAAACTGAGCTACCCAACTATCCGGGTCCGGGTTGCAGGTTGCTCTAACGTAAGGTTTGACCCCACAGGTTGAACGGTTCCTGGAGAGAAGATAGAAAAATTGGCCTTCGCTGAAATGTGTTAATTCGTCAAAACCAATATAGCAGATCTGAGAGCCTTGGTATTCCAGTTTTGATTTCTCATGCTCGAGGTGAGCGAATTTGATAGAGTTTCCGGAAGGGAATTTCCAGCGCACATCTGCTTCCCTGGGCTTTCCTCCAACGTAAGGATAGATTTCCTGAGATGTGGACCACAGGCCACCTTCGTTCATGATCTGAGGATATGTCCTTCTGAAAATATTAGCTGTGAATCCTTTTACGTGTATATGTCTGAGAGGCTCGATAAGAAGTACAAAAGATTTTCCAGAGCCCGCACTCCCGCCATATATGATAATGTCAGCCGGAGAAGAAAGAAAAAATTCTTGGGGTCCTGGTTGAGGACGGATCTCCTTATCAGGACTATTCTTGTTCGTCATTTTGTTTTTTATCCCGCCCGTTGTCTGGAATGTATATCGTTACTGCGCCTCCGCCGGTGTGGTTCATATTAGCATCAAGTTCGACCTTTTGTTTTGTCAGACCCTGGAGGTCAGCTATTGCCTGGACGTAATGGAGATGAGTGTTCTTGTCATTTTCAATTTTGTCTCGTTTCAGGTCAAGGCCTTTGATGCATTCCCGGAGAAGGCCTGCCCTGGTTGCCAATTCGTTTTCGAGGGTGAGCCTGTCGACTTCCTTGAGGAAGATTGGATTTTTCCGCCATTCCCAGAGGGTTGAGATGTGGACCCGAACCTCTGCAGCTACTTCTTCATAATTTTTAGTGCCGATTGATAATAATAATGCAGCTTTTTTGCGTTGCGGAGTCCATCTGAAAACTTCGGGATTTCGTGGAGGTTTTACCCTTTTTTTCTTCGTTTTTTTCTTGATTGTAGTCATAGGAATTCCCATTTGATATATTAATTTTAAATGTAATAGTGTTAACGGCGTTAACTGAATTTTTGAAAAAAAATAATTCACACTCCAAAAGTAGTATTTTTATTTAGTCCCTGGTTTGCTCTAGCTGCCATACCCATTGCATCAACAGCACACCAGATCCACAGGATAGGAACCATGATGAACCCTATGAGGATCAGGCAGAACCAGATTGAGATACCTATACTACCCAAGAACACAAGTGCTCTTGGGATTCCTGCTGTACCCATAGCGTAGACGTGGCCTAAGCCTGGGACTATGGACAAGATTAAAGCTAATGTTGGTGATTTTGACATTGTTAACACCTCGTGTATTCAAAGGAATGTTCAATACTCATTTTCATCTTGTTTTTCCCCTGGTCGGATTGGTATTGACCTCCAATACGATGACATACAGGGAGAGAGGTGGGGAGGTCCTGAAGGGAAGTGATAAGCTTCTGGACCTGGATATTTCATCTGAAAATTAAGCCGGAATACTGGCTCTGCTTGAGGCATGATTACGCGAGCCGTTTTAAAGCCCTCCTGATAAGCCCTTCTCCATATGTAAGAACATACCCCTTCATGGATTTATTGAACGCCTGGAAAGCTTCATCCACGTCAGGATATTTGCGAAGATATAAGGAAAGATCGTTATTGAGAAGTTCTATTTTGTGCTTAACGTATTCCGTTTCTGCATCTCTTGTATAGTGAATTTTGTTTTCAAATCTGAAAGCCTGAACTTCTTTCCAGTGATCCGGTCTTTGTCTGAAGTGTAATTTTACATCGAATGGAAATGAAGGGTCTTTGACTTTCTCCAGAGAGCTTAGAGTCTTGATAGTTGGAACTTGAAAAATACAAGATATATTAGATGAAAGTAACATAATTTTTGCTGGAAGATAATGATATTTAGATTCTGGGACACTCATTAAACGCATGATAATCATCTCGATATTTTTAGATAGTATTTTTGCGTAACCAGCGTAACCACGCCGTTACGCTGCAAAGAAAAACTGTAACCGGGAACCTCCAATCTTACCAATCTAAAACATGAAATTGTATTACATTATAATCTATTCGTGTTATTATATCTATAATATTCAAAGAAGTTAAACGACATTTTTAGTCAAGTTTTCTTCTTTATTTTTAGAGTACTATTATCTTTTATCACATATCTTTCAAAACCCTTATTTTTCTCATGTTTTCTTGGTTAGATGAGTTGATTAGCGTGAGTAACTGGTTACGCCAGTTACGCTAAGCGTAACCACGCGGTTACGGTGATCCTGTTAGCGTTTCTCTACAAATTCAATCACATTAAGTCTTTTCTTATTTTTAGTAAGTATCAGGCTCTCAGGAAACCTCTCAAAAGCCTTTTTCATTACATCATTTGCGACTTTCCTAGCTGCCTTCTCGGTTGTCCTGTGTGCCTCGTCAATCTCATACAAGAGGTATTTTTGAACTTCCTGGGATGTTAAGAACCGCTTCCCGTTTCTCATGCCAACATCAGGAAGATGATCTTTGAGGAGTCGCGCGCGTACCTCCGTTTCGTTTCCAGAAAAAACGGTTTCACGAAGGACAGGCAAAGAAGCATCATTAATTCTATCAGCAATAAGAGAAAGTTGAGCGTTTAGAGGTTGTACTACGATTTTCTTATTCTCCGGGTACATCTCCCTTTCAACCGAGCTCATTTCTTCCCATTCCCAATCAGATCCGACGCAATGAGAATCAACGTCTAGTCCTGTATATGCTTCGAGAAGCCCGACCCGTTTAAGTAGTCTTGTATCCCCAAGCATCGAGAAAAAAACATCTGATATTATACTTCGCCCCGCATCCGAAAGCAGGTATTTACCTATTTGGCTCTCGATTACCGGCTTTAGTTCTGGATCATTCCACAAGTCTAAAAACTGCCTTTCTTTTGATGCCCC